GTATCAAGAACAGGCGAAAAACTTATTTTAGGTTTTATGACTGATGCTGCAAATGAGGCAAAGTTTTTAGAGATTATAACTTTTTATGATGAAGGTACAATATTTAATACAGTTACAGTTGCTAATCCTTTTACAGCTTTAAGCAATAGGCAAGACCGTTCAATCAATGTAAGAGTAGATTATGATTGGCTAACTACATTAGTCAATGCAGACTTATCAAGTGGATCAACACCTATCTTCGTTGTTAATTGGGAATATTATGATGTAAGAATTAAAAACAGCACAGGAACAATAGTAAGTGAAACAATAAGAATATATCCTGGCGAAGATATTTGCTCAAAGTACACACCTATCCGTTTTAAGTTTATGAATAACTATGGTAAGTATGATTATTACACTTTCACCGGTGCAATGACTAAAAACACCAATATAAAACGTAATACTTACAAAAGCAATCCAAATCAATGGAGTGGAACTAATTATAGCTACTCAACTACAAGTAGAGGATTAAGCCAATATGAAACTATATTAGACGATACAATTACAATCAATAGTGATTGGATTACAGAAGCTGAAAGCATTTGGTTAGAGCAATTAGTAACAAGTCCTGATGTTTATATTTACGATGGCAGCAATTTAGTTTCTGTAAATATTACAGATAGCAGTTATCAAACAAAATATGAAGCTAGTCAGCAACTATTTAATTTAGTGGTTTCATTTACTTACTCACAAAACAGAAAAAGACAAAGAAGATGATTTTAACTAAAATTTACATTAACAACGAGCAGATAGATTTAAAAGAAGATGTTTCAATACCTCTTAACTTTAACATTGCTGATATTAGAGAACCTGAAAAGCGCAGCACTACATGGAGCAAGACTGTTATACTACCAGGTTCTACTTTTAACAATGAATTGTTTTCGAATATATGGAATGTTAATGCAGTCATCAATAGTACAGGCACTACTAACTTTAGTCCAAATTTTAATCCGAATTTAAAAGCAATAGCAGAAATAACTTACAATGAAGCTACACAGTTCAAAGGTATTTGCCAATTGTTAAATGTTAATGTAACTGATAAATATGAGATTGAATATGAAGTAGCTTTCTTTGGTGAGTTGCAGAATGTATATCAGTTTTTTAATAATTCATACTTAAGAGATATTGACTTAACAGAATTTAACCATACTTATACTTTAAATAATCAGTATTTGAGTTGGTATAAGCCTATCGGACAGGGCTATGTATATAGTATGATTGATTATGGAAAAGGTTTAAATAATCAGTTTAAAGTAAGTGATATTTACCCTTCAATATATGCTAAAACGATTTTAGATAAAATGTTTAGCGAAGCTGGTTTTAGTTATCAATCAAATTTTTTAAATAGTGATTTATTCAAAAGATTAATTATACCTTATAATGGGCAAAGCCAATTAACACTATCTAATGATGCAATAGAAAACAGAAGTTTTAGAGCAACAAAAAATACTTTACAAACATTAGAATATGCAAGTACAGGAACTACTTTTTATTCAGATTTAAGTTTTGGTGGTGCAAGTGCCGAAATAACTTATGAAGATGAAGTAACAGAACCTAATTTTGATCCTGGTAATGTTTTTACATTTAATACTAGATTTACAGCGAGTAGAAGTGGTAATTATAGTTTCAAAACATTTTTAAAATGTTATGTTACATATTATCCAATGAATCCTGCAACTTTTAATTTTAATAGTTATGATGCGCCTAAAACAATAGCTAATTTAGAAATACGAAGAATAAGGAATTTTGCTAATGATGTTATTATTGCAAACGTTCCTATTACAATAGTTCCATTTGGAAATAATGGAAATTCAAATCAATTTAATTTGTTTTCTAAAACTTCTGCAATAAATGATAACGATACTACATTTACAAATGAGGGGAGCTTAGAAATACAAACCAACTTAAATCAAAATGATAAAATAATATGTTATATACATACCTCTGATTCAGTTTATTTATTAAACAGACCTGATCCAAACGATCCATTAAATAACATAGAAGTTGAAGGAGACTTAAATATTTTGTCAGATTCATATTTTTCAGGCAAATTATTAGATTCAACTATTCAAGAAGGTGATACAGTTATTTTAAGTGATGTATTGCCCGACAAAATAAAGCAAAGTGATTTTTTCAATTCAATAATAAAGATGTTTAATTTATTTATTGAAATAGACAAATCAGATTCTAAAAAACTAATAATTGAACCAAGACCATCTTTTTATACAAGTGGTGTAACAAATAATTGGTCTCAAAAATTAGATTACTCAAAGGAAACAAAGATTATTCCAATGGGTGAACTAAACAATAAGGTTTATAAATATACATACAAAGAAGATAATGATTTCTTTAATAATAAGTATAAACAGCAGACAGGTGAAATATACGGAGAGCAAAAATACGAAGTATTAAATGATTTTTTAAAAGGCGAAGTAAATAATGAATTAATATTTAGCCCAACACCATTAGTAGATACTATCGGGCATGATAGGATAATACCTAAAATTTATTCAGTAAATACAAACGGGCAAATAGGTTACACAGCATCAAACATTAGAATATTATATTATGCAGGTGTTAAAACAACTAATTATCAATGGTCTCACATAGCAACAAGTGGAACTACTCAAAGAAGTATTTATGCTTATGCTGGACATTTAGATGATCCATTAAATCCAACTATTGATATTAATTATGGAATACCTAGACAAATCTTTTATACACTAAACAGATGGACATCAAATAATTTATATAATACTTATTGGAAAGATTACATTGAACAGATAGCAGATAAAGACAGCAAACTATTTACAGGTTATTTTTTAATTAATGAATTTGACATTCAAGATTTAGATTTTAGAGATACATTCTTTTTTGAGAATGAATATTGGAGACTAAATAAGATAATTGATTATGATAGAGTAAATAACCAACCTACAAAATGTGAGTTTATAAAGTTAAAGACTTTGCCACCATTTGTAGCAGATGAAGGCTTTGATACCTTTGGAGGTTTAGAAGATGGAAACATAAACGCTCCAACAGGTAAAATAATAAACAACTACAATAATAATAATGTAGCAGATGGTGCAATAGTAAGCGGTTTTAATAATAATGTTCAAAGTGGTAATGGTGTTTTAGTTATAGGCAATGACATCATGGTATCGCCTAATGCTAGGAATATAAATGTAACAGCTTCAAGTGGAATAAGTGTATTTGATTCAAGTAATGTAAGCATAACAAGTTCAACAGGTGTAACTGTATTTGATGGTGTTTCAAATGTAAGTATAACAAATAGTTCAGGAATAACAGTAACAGAATCCAATGTAACTTATAACAATGGAATTAAGACTTTAAACAATGTATCTTATAAAAAATATGTTGCTTTACTTAGTCAGTCAGGAGTTACAGCACCTACAGTAGTAGAGTTAGAAACTACAATGAGTTCAGGAATAACAACAAGTTATGATTCAACAGGACTTTATAAATTAATTTCAAATGGAGAGTTTACAGTAGGTAAAACAATAGTATTATCAACACCAACAAGGAGTGATGCTTTTATTGCTGTTATTCAAAGTTCTGCAAGTGAATTATACATAAATACAAAAGACATAACAAGTGATACTCCATTCATACCTAATGCAAATGATTTGTTAGATAATACAGCAATCGAGATACGAGTTTATTCATAATTGGTACTTAAAAGATAATGGCAAAGACTACAATTGAAATAGATGTAAACACAGGCGACTCGGCAAAGTCGCTTAGTGATTTAAGAAATGAGTTTAAGGATATACAAAAACAACTTTCAGGATTAACACCAGGAACTGAAGAGTATATTAATGCTTTAAAGAGATTAGGTGCTGTTAAAGATGACATAGGCGACCTTAAAGATGAAATCAATGCTTTTGCAGGTGCTGATAAGAAAATAGCTGCTGTTACTAATGTAATGGGTGGATTAGCAAATGGATTCCAAGCTGCCCAAGGTGCTGCTGCTTTATTTGGTGCTGATAATGAAGCCTTAAATGAAACAATGGTTAAGTTACAAGCAACTATGGCTATAACTCAAGGCATTCAAGGACTTGCAGGAATGGGAGATAGTTTAAAGGCTGTTGGTAATCTTTTAAAATCAACAACCATTGGAACACAGGTTGCAACTGTTGCTCAAAGAATTTATAATGCTGTAATGGCTGCAAACCCAATAGGATTACTAATTGCAGGATTAACAGCTTTAGTTGGTGTTATTGCATTAGTAGTAAATGCAATGGGTGATGAAGATGAAGCGCAAAAAGAGGTTATTGCAAATAGAGAAAAAGAGTTACAGTTAATGCAGGAAGCCGATAAGGCATTTGCAAAAGAAGCTGACTTTAGAAAGAATTTAGCAGCCGCACAGGGTAAAAGTGCACAGGAACTTGCTGCTATAAATGAAGAATTAAGTAAGCAAAGAATAAAGCAAATTGATAATGAAATTCAAACTTCTAGAAAATTAATACTTGAAAGGTTAGCAAGAGCAAGAAATGCTGATGAAGAAGAAAGGGATAACTTATATAAAGCTAATTCAGAAACTTTAAAGCTGATGAAAGACTTAGCTGATGAAAGGCTATCTATTCAAAGAAACTTACAAATTGAAAGCACTAAATTAGAAACAGATACAAATAAAGCGGCAGCAGATAAAGCTAAGGAAAAACAACAAAAAGATAAAGAAAATGCTGATAAAAAAAGACAAAAAGACTTAGAAGATGCTGAAAAATGGAGACAAGAACAAGCTAAGTTTATTCAATATGAAATAGATGCTTTAAATAATAAATTTGGTGAAGAGGAACAAATAATTGCAGAACAACAATTAGCAACAAAAATAGCATTAGGAATTGCAACTCCTGAAGAAATAGACGCATGGGATGCTATGCGTTTACAAAAACAAAAAGAATATAACGCTGAAGTTGATGCTGAATTAAAGCGATTAAAAGAAATAGAAGATAAAAAAAGAAAGGATGATGAGGAAAAAGAAAAATTAGCACTTGAAATTAAAAAAAGAAATAATGAATTTGCTGTAAAAGCAACATTAGAATCTTTACAGGTTATACAAGGTTTAACAGATGCTTTTGCAGGTAAAAGTATAGAAAGTCAAAAGAAAGCATTTAATGTAAAAAAAGCTGCAAGTTTAGCACAAACAACTATTGAAACATATTTAGCAGCACAATCAGCATTTGCATCACAAATAATACCAGGCGACCCAACAAGTCCAGTAAGGGGAGCAATAGCGGCAGGTTTAGCAATAGCAAGTGGATTGGCTCGAGTAGCTGTAATTGCTAAAACTAAATTTGAAGGTGGTGGCGGTGGTGCAAGTGGTGGAGGTGGCGGTGGTAACTTAGGAACGTTTAGTCAAGGCGGTGGAGGTGGTCAACCTCCGCAAGGATTAACAGCACAGAACACAGTAACTCAACTTAATCCTGATGGCACAGTAGCAGGACAAGGAAATAGAGAAGCTGCACCGATGAAAGCGTATGTAGTAGAAAGTGAAAGTAGAGCAGTAACAGAAAGAGTAAACAAATTAAGTAATAATTCAAAAATAGGATAACATGGAAAATTTACCAATTTATAAATTAGTAATTGATGATAGTGATGAACTTGGAGTTGAGTATATTGCTTTGGTGGACCAGCCTGCAATAGAGACCAATTGGCATGCTTTTAAAGAACATCAATTTGAAAGTTATACTGATTACCCAAAACAAGCAACTGAAAATGCTAAAATAGCTTTAAGATATGCAGAAGAAAACGGATGGGGTGATTGTGGAGAGGCCACAGGAAAAATTCGTGCAAACCAGTTAGCAAAGGGTTTACCCATCTCGAGAGACACGATTGCAAGCATGGCATCATTTGAAAGGCACAGACAAAACTCACAAAAAGAGTTAGGCGATGGATGTGGTCGTTTAATGTGGTTAGCATGGGGCGGAGATGCAGGAATAGAATGGGCGCAAAGAAAATTAGAACAAATTGATAGAGAAAAAATGGTTGTAAACCCAAGAGCAGGAGAAAGCAAAGATGAATTTGTTTCACGTTGCATTTCTGTTGAAATAGGAAACGGAAAAGAACAAGACCAGGCTGCTGCTATTTGTTATTCAAAATGGGATGAACAAAACATGAAAGCTCAGTTTAAATTCTTTGCAGATAAAGAACGTAGATTAATTAGCGGCGCACTCATGATCTCTGATTTGCCTATTTATAGAGCAGATGAAAGTGGTGAATACTATGTAGTGTTTGATAAAGAGCAGATTGAAAAAATAGCACAGCGTTTCTTCAAAAAAGGCTTTACTCATAATGTAAATATGATGCACGATAGCGAAAGACAAGTTAATGGAGTTTACATGGTTGAATCTTTTATTATTGACAAAAGTAGAGGAATAAAAACACCTGAAGGCTATCCAACTTTAACAGAAGGATCATGGTTCGGAACTTTTAAAGTAGATAATAACGAAGTTTGGAATGACTTTATAAGAACAGGAGTGTTTAAAGGTTTTAGTGTTGAAGGTGCTTTTGCTCACAGAAAGCTAAAAGATGCGCCTGTAAACGTTATCGAATCATTAGCCGATAGAATACACAACTTAAGAAAAAAAGTGGCAGAGATTGCAACTAAATGAATTTATTGTACTTTATAAAAAAACAACATAATGGAAAATAAAAAACAAACGTTCAAAGAAGTTTTTTCAGATATGAAAGAATTATTCAAGGATATTTTTCAAGACGAAGTTAATAACTTGAAATTTGCTGACTACAAAGCAAAAGACGGTTCTATTGTTCGTACTGATACAGAAAAAATCGCAGTAGGTTCTAAACTGCAAGTTATAACTCCTGAAGGTGTTATGGATTTACCAGTTGAAGTAACTGAAATGGTTATCATGGTAAATGAAATGCCAATGAAAGTTTACGTTGAAAACGGAGTTGTTAAAGGCATTGAACCTGAAGAAGTAATGGAAGAACCTGTTATGGAAGAAATGGCATCCGATAATAACGAACAATTTGAAGCAAAGTTCGCTGAATTAAACGAGCGTTTATCAAAGTTAGAATCTGCATTAGGTTTATCAAATCAAGCATTAGAAGCTGCAAACGCATCTATCTTAGCACAAACAGATTTAAACAGAAAGTTATTTTCATTGATTGAAAAAGTTGCAGATGCTCCAAGTGTTGAGCCCAAGTCAACTTCAAAAGAAAACTTTAAAAAATCAAACACTACAAGTTTAGAAGAATTTAGAAAAAAAGTATATAACTATTAACCAATAAAACAAAAAACAAAATGGCATTTATATTTGATTCAATGACTGCTTATGTTGAAGAAAACAGAGCAGACCTCATCACCAAAGCAATATTAGGTGGTGTAACTTTAGGAAAAGGTGTTGACATCCGTACAGGTATCAAGTCAACAGAAAAAATCCCTGTATTAGAAAGTACAGTTCCATTCCAAGCTGAAGCGTGTTCATTCACATCTTCAGGAACTACTACTTTTTCACAGGTATCTATTGCAACTGTAGGTATTAACTTTGCAGAGCAATTCTGTTTAAAAGACTTAAATACTTACTACACTCAAAAGTATTTACCAGCAGGAGCAAACAATGATTTTTTATCAATTGCACAAAACATTATTGATAGAAAATTAGCACAAGTTGCTAAGAATGTTGAGCAAATGATTTGGCAAGGTTCTACAACTTACACAAATTCAACTGTATTAAAGCAAATGAATGGTTGGTTAAGAACTATTGATGTTGCTGGAACAGCAGTTGCTGCTACACCTTCAACTTTAAACTCAACAAACGTGTTGACTATTTTTGATGATGTTTATTCAAAAGTTCCTGCTGCTGCAATTGCAAACGAACCTATCGTTGCATTCTGCGGATATGATACTTTCAGAATTTTAGCTGCTAAGATTACATCAACTTACGGAATCTATGGTTCACAATACACAACTGATAATGTTTGGAACAATTGGGAATTAATGTACCCAGGTACTAACATGAAAGTTGTTGCAGTACCAGGCATGAATAATGATAACCCAGTTGATACTGGTTCATTACCAACAGCTGCAAAAAATCGTATTATTGCAACTTACGCTTCTAACTTAGTATTCGGTACTGACTTACAATCAGACTTAGAAAACATCGAAGCATGGTATTCAAAAGACCAGCGCGTATGGCGATTGTTTGGTGCATTTAAGGCTGGAGTAGCAGTTAAATTCATCGACCACGTTGTTCAATACACTAACGCTTAATATTAACCAAGGGAGTGTAACAACTCCCTTTTAAAATTTATAACATATGCCCTGTATACTTACCGAAGGAGTAACTCTTGATTGCCGCCAAGGAGCGGGAGGAGTGAAAAAAATATATCTTACAGAGTTTGCTAATGTTTCAACAATTACAGCTTCATCAGGTCAAGTTAGTGGAATCACAATGGTAGCAGGAAAAAAATTCTGGACTGTTGAGGTTGAGTTAGAAGATGCACAATTTGATGAAAATGCAACTGTATCAATTGAAAATGGTACAACTTTCTACGAACAAACATTAGTTTTTTCAGTTTATAAAATGACTGCTAAAAATCGTAATATTGTTCGTTTACTAACACAAAACAGATTGATGGTTATTGTTCAAGATGCAGATGATGTTTATCACTTAGCAGGTGAAACAAGAGCAATGCACTTAACAGCAGGAACTTCATCAACTGGCAAAGCAATGGGTGACAAAAATGGCTACAGTATTACTTTAACAGGCAAAGAACCTTTACCTGCAAACAAAGTAAATTCAGGAGTTATTTCAGGCATTATATAATTTTCCTGTTCGTTTGATTGATTCGAGAGGTTGCAGAAATGCAACCTTTTGTTTTTATGGTACTTTTTAAAATATGCAAATAATAAATAAAGGACAAAATAATTTTCTAGTATTTACATTAACAGAAAAAGTTACTTTAAATAATCCTTACTATTTATTTAGCTTTAAACATCAGGTGTTAATGAGTACAGTTAATTTCATTTCAAGTGATGTAAGTGGTTTTCCTACTCGTTACAATAAATTTTTAATAACTGAAACAACAGGAATTACTAATTTAACAAGTGGAATTGTATCTTTGCCTGAAACAGGATTTTATGAATATGCAATTTATCAACAAACAAGTTCAAGTAATTTAAACGTTGCAAATGCTGAAGGCTTACTTGAAATAGGAATGGTAAAAGTAGAAAGTACATTACCTGTTGTTAATGCTTACGATAATCAAAATAAAACGATTATAACTTATGGAGAATAATATATACGATGTAATTAATCTTAAACTACAGGCACACAAAACACCTGTATTTAAAGAAGAAAAATCAAAAGAATGGATAATTTATGGAGCAGATAAAGAAGGTGGTTACTATAATAATTATCCTGGTTACTTACTTTATTTATTCAATCGTAGTTCTAAGCATAATGCTTTTATCAATGGCAAGGTGCTTTACATTTGCGGTGCTGGTGTTGGCTTTGATAGTACTGATTTATCAATTGAAGATATTGCACTAGCTAATGACTTTATAAATAAAGAGAATACTAATTTTGATACTTTAAAAGACATTGTAAAAAAATGTGTATTAGATAAAAAGTTATTTGGTGGTTATTATTTAGAAGTAATTTGGAATAAAGCAGGAAAGAACTTTGAGTTATTACATTTTCCTTATAACAATTTAAGAAAGGCAAAAGACGCAGATGGATATTGGTATTCAAAAGACTGGTCCAAACAAAAGCAAAGTCCCGAAGAAACCGATTTAGAATACATCCCTTTGTTTGATCCTGAGAAACCAACAGGCAGACAAATATTTGTTTCAAAAGAATATAGACCTGATTTAGATGCTTATCCATTGCCTGATTATGTGGCTTCTGCTGTGTATGCAGAAATAGATGTTGAATTATCTAATTATCGTTTAAATGCAATTAAAAGTGGTTTTAATGCAGGAACAATTCTTAACTTCTCAAATGGCAGACCAACTGAAGAAGAAAAAGAAGAAATAGAAGCAAGACTAAAAGAAAAATTCACAGGCACAGATAGAGCAAACAGCTTACTAATTACATTTAGTGGTAATAAAGATTCTGCACCTACAATTGAACATTTAACACCTCAAAACGTAGATTCTCAACTAACAGAATTAAACGACCAGGTTATTCAAGAATTAATTATAGGGCATCACATTCCTAATCCTATGCTAGTAGGTATTAAAACAGCAGGGGAGTTAGGAACTAAAGACCAAATAAATGATAGTTATGAGTTGTATAAAAATACTTACATTATTCCTAATCAAGCTGAAATTGAAAAAGACTTTAACTACTTACTTAAATTAAAAGGTTTTTCAAATCGTATTTACTTAAAAGAGTTAGATCCTATCGAAGAGCAGTTACCTATTGAAGAAAAGATTAAGGTAATGACTAAAAACGAGGTTCGTGAAATGTACGGATTACCTCCATTAGAAGAAGAAGTTAAGCCTATTGTTTCAAGTGCTATCCATAGATTTGAAGACCAGGTATGTGAACATTCTTTTGCATCAGAAAGTGAAATTGATGAAGTAATTGAAATCTTTAAAATGTTTGGGGATGATAGAGAAAATTATGAGGTTATTGAGCAAAAGTTTATGAACGAAGAAAATCGTTTTGACTTTGCAGTTGATGTTTCTCCATTAAGCAAACAAATTAAAAGAGACATTGTTGGATTATTAGATAAAGACCCATTAATGGATAATAAGACCATTGCAGATACTTTAAGAATTAAAGAAGATAGAGTTGCAGACTTAATCAATGACATGATTAAAGAAGAACTAATTAAGGTTAAAGAAACAAACACAGGCGGACAAAAAAAAGATATTAGAGTACCAACAACCGAAGCTATTAGAACATCAAACAAAATAGGCACAGATACCGAAGATTATAAGATAATGTACACTTATGAATGGAGAACAGGAGTTAAGCCTGACAAACGAAATTCAAGAGAATTTTGTGTTAAGTTATTGGATGCAAATAAAATGTATTCAAGAGCGCAAATCGAACAAATTAGTAAGATAGTGGGTTATGATGTTTGGAATTATAGAGGCGGATGGTGGACTAGAAAAGGTGGGCAAACAAGAACACCTTTTTGCAGACATATTTGGAGTGCTAACGTTGTAAAAATTAAAAAATAATGGCAACAGTATTATTATTAACAGCAACATACATTAAGGATTACACATTTGTTGATCCTAATGTAGATGAAAAATACTTAAGAATTTCTATTGAAGAAGCTCAAAAGATTCACATTAGAAATTATATTGGTTCAGGTTTATATGATGAAATAATAAGCCAAGTAAGTACAAATACATTATCGGCTTTAAATACTACCTTATTAGATAATTACATAATTCCTGCTCTTAAATGGTGGGTAATGGTTGAGGCTGCGCCCTTTTTAACTTATAAGGTAACAAATAAGAACATTGTAAAAAAGAACAGCGACAACAGTACGGGAGTTGATTTTAACGAATTAAATTCTTTTATGAACTTAGTTACTGATAAAGCACAATACCACACTAAAAGATTAATTGATTATTTATTTGAGTATTCAGACCAATACCCGTTATATGATAATCCTGGCAATGGCTTTGATACTATTTATCCACAGGGGTACTCATACGAAGAAAGTATTTATTTAGGTCGTAACCGTTCAATATTTAGCTATGAAGAAAAATTTGAAAAAAGAAAACGTTACTAAAAAGAGTGGATATAAACTCTTTAATAAAATTGAAATATTAAAAAAATTTTTGAATGATAACGTTAAACCAAGTAATAAAAAACCTAAATAATATTGCAAACGCACATTATCAAATCAATTCTTTTGGTAATGGTAGTGTTATAGAGTTTGCAACTAGTGGAATAACTGAATATCCTGCAATGTGGGTTGATTATGAACCACCGGTATTACAAGGTAATGCCTATACTCATGTTTTAAGAATCTATGTAATGGATAGATTGATTAAAGGCAAACAAAACGAGTTAGAGTTATTCAGTGATATTCAGCAAATATGTTTAGATATTATTGCACAGCTTAATTCTACTATTTATGGTTGGAAGTTAGTAAGTGATAACGTTACTTTAAATCCATTTAGTGAACCACGTTTTGATGATGAAGATGCAGGTTATTACTTTGATGTAAATCTAAAAGTACCTTTTACTTATGATAGATGCCAAATACCATTTGATTCAACTATAACGAATGCAGGAACATCAAACCTAGTTACTATTGTAAATCAAAATGGAACTGTTATAACTAC